CATCTGCACGCTCTTGATTGTAATTCTTCAGGTCTTCCTCAACATCAGAATAGAACTCCTCGAAATCGTCGTCACTCTCAAAGCTCATTTTAGAGAAGCTTTTCAAGGTACGCGAACCGAATGTTCCGGTGTCTTTCAGCAGGGCTTCAAGTTTGGCTTTACGCAAGTTAGAAACTTTTTCACCTTCCAATGCGGCAAAACGGGCTTCCTGTTGCTCTCTGAAAGACTTAAACCATGCGGGTTCTTCGTCTTGTTCATTTCCTTTGTTGTTGGGATTTTTCTTGTTTGAACCAGCTTGACGAGAGCCGCCTTTTGACGTGTCATCGTCATCGTCGTCATCATCATCTTCTTCTGATTCGGGGTGTTTCTTCTTCCATTCGTCAAGCAAACGGTTGGCTTGCGACTGGCCGAAAGTGAGGTAAGGGAGAACCGCTTCTATCTGTTCGTCGATTTCTGCGTTTACATCCTCTTCTGAGGCATCTTCTGCGGATTTCAGGTTATCGGCAATCTTGGCGGCGATACCCTTCAATTCCTTTGCGTTGAACCCTAACGCCTTCGCTTTAAGTTTCAACCTTACGAAAACTTGCTGTTGTCTGTTCATTTCATTTAGGTTTAAACAAAAAAATAGTCTGCGTAGCAATGTAGCCAGCAGACTATTCGCATCTTCTTTCAGATGTGCCTCCGCCTAAACGGACAAACAGGTGTTTACGACAAGTCGGGTGGCGTACATCTTCATACGCTTTCTGCAAATATATAGTAAAGTATATGAATCTCATACACTTTTCAATAAAATATTGATTGAGTTTTATTTTTTTTAAGAAAACAAAGTAATAAAAATAAGAGATTTGATTGATTTTACCTTCTGTGAGAAATGCGGGATAAATATTCGATTCACTGCCTTACGAAATCGTATAATAGCCCTCAAAGGTTAATAATGTTGAATTATGCATGAAATTCATACACTTTCAAGATTCCATGCTATAATTTTGTGCCCAATATTATGCGTGACATTCGCAACCTATTATCACAAGGAGTAGCCGAATTCAATTGGGGATTGGGGTTATACCTGAACCCTAATGTCTAGTTTCCCGCCAAGCCCTTTCGTTACGATGTCATATAGTGTAGAGAGCGTGAGGTTGCTCCCTTCTCTTTCCACCTTTGATATGAAAGAGCGTTCTTTCCCTATCTTCTTAGCAAGCTGGTCTTGGGTTAGGTTCCTCGCTTCACGGGCATTGCGGATCTGAAGCCCAACACGAAGGTTGGAAAGTTCGGTTTCAATCTTATCGCGGCGCGGAGTGCCAATTTCTCCATAAACCTTATTCTTTATATCCTCAATAGTGTAAGTTTCCATAATCATTTCCTTTCTTTTTTCTTTTCATTAAAGTATTCTTGCATGAGCCTTACAGCCCGGTCTATCTCTTTTTTCGGTGTCTTTTGCGTCTTTTTCTGAAAGCCGCTCAGTAAGATGACCATTTTTTCACCATCAAAAAAGCAAAAAACACGTATTATGTCACTTGAAAATTGCACTCTGATTTCATAAAGTCCCCTTGTACCTTCAATATGCTTCAAGTATTTCTCTGGAACAACTTGAAGCGTTTCGACATATTGTATGGTTTTCACCACCTTATCCTGCATCTTTTCGGAAAGCGACTTCACAAAATCTATGAAATAGTGCTTATATGCTATGACGTTTCTTACTTTCATGTCGCAAATGTAACTTATAATTCACATTTCCGCAAATATTTCCAGCTTTTTCTTTGCAATTTCAAAATAAAAGGGTCGGAACATTATTCCGACCCAAGGTGGAAATCAACAAGTTTGGTTACTTGCCGAAGATGGCTTATGCAAAGCCCCGAACCATAAGGAACGGGGCTGGATAGTTAGTATTATTGTATAGTTTTTAGGCAATCCGAAAAACCAATAAATCAAATGTTTAACTACACACCTCATCAAGATGTATTTTACATACCCCAAAAAATGGTATATGTAAAAGCATAATACCCGGGAAAATTACGGCAAGATCACGCAAGGTAAAATATTTAAAATACGCAGATAGTTGCGTATTCAATTTTTCTTCCTCTTTTTCCAATGCAATAAAAAAAGGGAATTGCACAATAAAAAAATATTATTTTATCAATTAATGTAATCCTCAATAATATTACATTTTTCCTTAAATTCTTCAATTATATTCAATTCTTCTTCATTCAGTCCTTTAATGTTTATCCCACATTTCTCACAAAAGATAAAATCAATAGAGTTTTTATGCCCATTTTCACATACAAATTTTTTTTCATCGCATTTAGAAAATATGCCTCCTTTTACATTCTCAATATTGCCAGTATTTGGAAGATTATTTAAATATTCCAATATTCTTTTCATACCTTGTAAATCATTTGTATTGTAATATTCTTTTGTAGCCGATAGTAAATGTATTCCAATATGTAATTCTTGTTTGATTATTTCGTAAATAGAATTTGAATCAAATAAATTATATTTCTCAATCAAATCTCTTATTTTTTTATACTTAAAATATTTGTAAACAAAAGGGATAATATGATTTGCAGGAATTACGGATAAAATTTGTTTTATATTAGTTACCTCTACCTCATTAGAGTTATAATTGACATCTAGTGATATATACCTTTTTATGAGATCCTCTACAATTTCTATTTGAGGGTTTTCTAATAAAAATTCCACCCATTCCTTACATATTGGTGAAGATTTTTTTATTCGTGATACTATGTATCTTCGCTGAATTTCTTTTTGAAGATCTATTGATGAAATTTGAGAATGACAATCCACGGCTTTAATATCTTCATCATTTTTTTCTATAATACAAGCTGTTCCAGAAACAGATACCATAAACATAGATTTATCTCTGCTAGATATTTCGTCGAAATCTACCTTAAATCCAACAATGGCATTTGCCCCTAAGTTTATAGCTTTTTGTTTTAATTCTTTTGATGCTTCATTATAAATAATTTGGAGTTTTCTTTTATATGAGCCAGATCTCCCTCCAAAAAAATCTGTAACCGACGCTGCAAAATCAGAAAACACATTAGTACCTATTACAATATTTGAGCATATTGTATCAATATATCTTTTTATAGGACAATTCTCTATTGTATCAGTAGTTGTTATAATAAATCTGTTTTTCATGGCTTAATCTTTTGACTCGGTTACTTTTAACTTGGTTCCACATTTAGGGCAAACTATTGTATTACTTAACTCGTCCGCAAAAAAATCCCCGACGCTGCATCCTATTACATCGGCAATCCTTTGTAGCGTGTCGATAGTTGGATTATTGTTAATAGATTGAGATAATGCGCCACGAGTTATTGACTTGCCGTGTTTACTCTCCCATTCGTTCGCTATACGTTCAATAGTATAGCCATGCATTTTAATTACTGATTTAATATCCATAAAATAATGTTTAGTTATTACTAACGGCAAAGATAAGTATAAATAATATATAATTTAGAAATAACTACTCAATAATTATAATTTGACGTAGTTTAACTGAATGTTTGTTTTGCGTTAAATATCAGTTAAAGCTAACGAATGACTTGCATAACGTTAGTTTTAACTATACATTTGTCACATCAAACAAAAACAAACAAGGATATGAAAACGAAAATCGACAAATCGGAACTTTTCAAAATGGCTTGGTCTGAATTCAAGAACCCAATTCGTGTCATGGGGCGTGAAATAAAGAAGTCATTCTCCCAATGTTTACGAAATGCATGGTTTAAGATGAAATCGGAAGCCCTTCGCTTCATGAAGAAGTCGGAACCCACACAAAAGCCCGAACCGGTTGTATTTGACGCAGCAATGGAAAGAGGGATAACGGAGTATTACAGAAGCCAAAGCGGGCGTTATTGCGGAGATTAAAATAAACAAAACGTTGCTGCTCTTTCAAAACAGCATGAGACAGTGGACCGGTCACGGGGAAAACAAAAACCGGTCCACTTTAATAAAGACCAACAAAATAAATAAAGAAATGTCTCTCCGTCTGGGCGGGCGGAGAGGTTGAGTACTGTTGGAGTCCGCTTGCACATGGATTGTGTGGGCGGGCTTTTTAAATACCCCTTTTTTAGGGGATTTACATACAGTCTATAAATTTCTAGTATTTCTATCTATACTATCTAATTTGTTATAGAGTTGGCTAAACATCTTCTTTTGTAGGGTATATATATCGTCCAAATAGCTATTTATTTGCACCATTTGGAGAATTGTGTTATCAAACCCTGCTTGATTGATTTGAAGGAGTGAATTTGCAGCCACATTCAACAAAACAAGTTGCTCCTTACTCACTTCTCCCGCTATCTGCAAAGCTGTAAACCGTCCGTTTAATTCTGATGCTGTATCTTGTGACATGGTTTCAAAACCTCCGGCTGTCGACTTTTGTTCGGTGGTAGAACCTGTTCCAAATTGTGCATTGATAGCGGCGGCTCCCGCTTCGGCTCCTTGAATGATTGAA